TATTTGATTAAATAAAGTTTTGATTTCTTGATTTGTACCATAAGCAAAAGTAATCCAATCTCTCGGAGTACAAGCAGCTCTAGTACCATGTTTATCTTTACATAAATCAGAATAAACAGAATGATCTATTTGTCTGTCATGTAAATCTTCTAAAGCACTATCTAAACCGCCAAATTTTTTGTCTGAAAGTTTATTTTTGTCTGTGCCTTTATAGATAATCCAATGGTTGTCATCGTGAAATTTACAAACAAGATACTTACCCATGCCTTGCACATAGTAAGTTTTTTTCAAATTGTCTGTAGCAATTCTAGTTATTTCTAACATTGTTATATTCCTCTCGCTAGTTCGTATTGGCTAACATCAAATTTTTGATTATTCCAATCAGATGTATCTGCAATAGTTGGTTGTTGAATTAAATTACTGTAACCGTATCTAACACCTCTAAGAGCTGCACACTCAATGTTACAATAGATACCTGCATAAGTATTTTGGAACGTAGTAAAAGCAGTACCACAATACTCACAACTATTGGTGTTTGGTTTCTGTTTGTGTATGTTCATTTTTTTTTCCTCCATTAGTTAACTACCTTGTACTACAGTTATTGACATTTAGTCAACAGGTATCTGTGATTGTTTTATCAACTAATGTTACGGAATATTTTAAAAAAAGTGTAAAGGACCCTTAGCAAGTAAATGAATTTTTACAAGTTGTGCGCTACTATTTAAGAAAACTTAGTATTCTAGCTGTTTTCTTTGGTCCTGTAGCTGGACTATATTAACTAACTTATCGTTAGCTTGTTTAGCAATTGCAACAGCATTTACTGGATACTCACCCAGCTTGCTTTTCGCTCTGCTTATTTTCGACAAAAGATTTTTTCTCTCTTTTTCCGTCTCCTGTATCTCTTTTGTCAGTTTTTGATACATTGTTTGCAACCTGCTTTACCTCCTTCACGGTAGATTTAATAAACCTCAAATCCTTGGGGTCTACAATACAGTTAGCATTGTCTGGTGGATTTTTCATTAAAGCTAGTTTTTCTACTGATTTGTCTGTTACTTCAAAGGTAACACTACATTCGTATTCCCATTGCTTTACATATTTATTCACCATACTGCATTTCTAGTATCATTTTTAAGTAATGTATAGCCTTTTTAATATCCTCAGCACCGTTCTTTTTGGTGTGTCTCAACGTGTATTTGACTACATTTCCTTCTGCAAATGGAAGTTTGTTTTTAATTATAAATTCTGCAGGCTGAATGATAAACCCTTGATAATGTTTACTACCTTGGTTCTGTAAAGTTTTTACAGTATTGTTATGCTGCGAGCTGTCGCTGGTATTCTTGCTATCCATTTTCTTTTTTCTAAATTATCAATAATTTTGTGAACGTGTGATCTGGTTTTCATATTATGCGCCACCTTAATCTCATCATAAGATGGCGCATACCCGTGCTTTTCGATATACGATTTAATCCACTCATAAACTTTACGATGTACTGGAGTTAAACCGTATTTCATATTTAAATAAAGTCTTCCGCTGCAGCCGCTTGTTGTGGCTTAGGCGCAAAACCTGGTTTTTTCATAGAGTCTGTTTCAGTTATAGTTATTTTAACTGAACCATCTTCTTGTTTGTAGGCTGATGCCTGGCACCAAACATCTTGACCATTTAATTTAATGGTAAAGTTCTTAGGAACCATGTTGCCTTTTTTAGACATGTGGTTGACTAGAACTAAGTCTGGATGCTTGTCTTCAGTTTTCTTAGGATTTTTCATCATAGAAAACGAACAGACATAGCCTGGTTTTGGATTAAACGACATTTATTTGTCCTCCATTTCTTGTTGTTTCACCTGGATTTTTTCTAGCAATTCATTTGCACAACCAGGATTTTCTTTTAGCAATTGTTCCAGGAAGTTTGCATACTTACCTAGGTTCTTGCTAAAACTTAGTTTATCTTTTGAGGATAAAATTTTTTGTTCTATTTCTTCTGTAATAGTTTTTACTTTTGGTTTTTCGTTTTTAGGTTGTTCAGTTGTTTTTTTAATTGTTTGTTTTTTTGATTTATTTCTTAAATCTAATTCTTCAAAAGATAAAACATCTCCATGTAATTGTAATGCTTTTAAGATTGCACGATCAACAGCTCTCTTTTCTGCAACAGCTACAAAATACTCAAAGCCATTATTATCTGGATGAGCTTCACCTAAGCTTGCATATACTCTATTGTTTGAATTTACTTTGGCAATTGCTTTACAGATTGCAAATCTAATCTTACCGTCTGCAGTTTTAATATCTACATCAACAGACACATCAAAGTAAGCTGCCATGTGTTCTATATCTTTATGATATAAGGCTACTTTGCCATTATCTAAATCATAACATTGTTTATTGTTAATTAAATTTTCTAAGTATTCTTTAGGAGTTAAGTTGTTTGCTATCATAATTATTTACTGTGGGACATTGTTGAAAAGGAAAGATGCAATATCCCACAGATCAGAGCCATAGTTAACTAACAGAGGGAGCAAAATAATTATCGCAAATGAAAGAACGATAATTCTGCTGGTGGCTCTAATTTTATTTTTACCAAAATTATATTTGTTTTTAAATAAATTTATTTGGTAGATGTTAAAAGGTTTTCGTTCCATAGTTGCTCTGCTACTGTTTTGTGTTCATCATCCCATTTAAAGTTGGATAAATCTAAGTTAATATCTTGGGTCCAATTGTGGGTTCCTGTGTGTCTTTCCGCCAGGCGCTCCCTTCTTAAACATGTTTGTCTTATTTTAAGTGCTATTCTTTTTAAATTGTCATCTTGCAGCTCTTTACAATTTTCTTTGGTATATATGTTATAGCTATCTTCATTTACAATTAATAAATATGGCTCAAGCTTGGTGGCAAAATAATAAAAAGCAGTTTGTAAAAAATAATCATCAAATGGTTTTGGTTGAACTATACTAAAGCTTGGAGTACCATCTGATTTATATTTACCTGTTCTCCTTCTCCATTTGGTTTTAATTTCAATAAATTTTGTATCATCACATAAATCTATTTGTCCCGAGACTGGAAGAACACAGCCAGGAAATTTATGTTTAACAGGTCTTTCTGCAACTATGTTGCCTGATAAACCAATTTCTTCAATTCCTTTTATAGTTTGTTGTAAAACTTCTAATAAATTTTCTTTGTTATTGTTATACTCATAACCATCAAACTCATTTAATGGTTTATAAGTATCATAAGCTTGGTTTGCTAATTTAAATATTTCATCTTTTTTAACTGTCATCAAATTTAGTTTCCTCTGTTTTAAAAAATTGTTTTTTATTTCTATTATAGATTTTCTTTGCAAATATTTGAGCTACTGCTTGACCTATAGTTGCACCTGCAACCATTTTTGCATTAGGTTTAAATTTAGCTCTTTCTTTTTCAGTTAAGTAAAAATATTTAAAACAAAATAAATCATCATTTAAATTTATTTGAGATGGTGAGTGATGGTTCCAATTATAGAACTTAGACCATTCTGGCAGCTCTGTTTCGATATTAGATTTTTTTAGAATATTTTTTAATTTATTTTCTAAATCCATTGAACGAACCATTAACTATAATAGAACATCATGTAAACATTAATATTAATAATTACTCTTAATAGGTGTGTTTAAATTAGTTTGCCAAATTGTCAAAAATAACTATAAGCAAAATATGCAATTAAATAAGTTTAGAATTTCAAAAAAATTAACTTTCAAAGCTTTAGCTGATCTAATTGGTTTAAAAAGTAAAACTGCATCAAGTACGGTTCATCGTTGGTGTACTGGTTCTAGAATACCAAGACCAATAATGATCGAAAAAATAAAATCAGCTACCAAAAATAAAGTTACCATAAAAGATTTTTATGAAGTTTAAAAAGTTTGTATTAATTACCTGGGAAGATATTTGTTCTTTCAATGACTGGAAAAATGTTGATGCAGCAAAAAAAGACAATGTTGCAATTTGCTATAGCACGGGTTTTATTATCGAAAAGAATAAAAAAAATACTATTATTTGTTCTGATTGGTCTACTGATAACGATGGAACGGAGGTTGGCAATAGGAACGTAATACCTAATTCAGTAATAAAAAAAGTGGAGGTACTTTATGAGTCTAAATGATCGTTTAAATGAAAATGATAAAGGACCAAACGATTTAGAAAAACAAAATCTGGTTCATAAAAAAGAAGCTGAAGAACTTAAAAAAATTATAGATCATAAGGATAAAGCAATTGAAGAACTTACAAAAAAAATCAACAGTACAATCGACAATCTCAGAAAAGAAGGTCTGTAAGTGTTCAAAGCCTGCTGTGGTAATTGAAAACAAAACTTATTATTGCGGTGATTGCTATTGTAAAATGAAGGGAATTAAAAAAGTTGGCTAGATATAATTATTTCAATATTGGCGATCACTTCAGCGAGTACCATAGAAAATTCGATGGTCTGGCAGGTTTGGATTTGGATTTTATTGAGATTTGTCAGAAATGCCAGGAGCCGCTGGCTATGTTTGAAACCGCGGTTGATAAGGGACAAACTTACAAGACTACCACAGTTACTCAAAAAATTGCAATAGCCTGTAAAGTACCATCATTCCTGGTTTTTTATACTCCTGGTTCACAACATGATGAAGTTACTCGATTTCGCATTAAGAAGCTCACACCTGTCGAAAGTGAGTTGAGGGTTATGAACCCCCCAGAATTTATAAAGATGCTAAAAATACTGCAGGAGAGGCACAGCAATGACTGTGTTTTAGCTGAGGTACCGTTTTGAGTTTCTTTGTAGCGGATGAGAGTATATTAAAAAGCTCTAAACTTACCCCATCTGATAAGTTGGTTTATTTTGGTTTGGTTAGTTTTTATAATCGTAAGACTAAGGTTTGTTATCCCCGAGTTCAGACGATAGCCGACAGGGTTGGACTTTCTAAACTCACCGTTTACCGTTCCATTGCCAGACTAAAAAAGCTTAATATTATCCAGACTAAAAGAAAACAATCTACACTAGAATATAAGCTACCAATACAAGAGAAGTTATTAACAAATTCGAGAGTTATCAAATTTTATAACTCTGAGTTATCAAATATTATAAGTATTAATAAAACCAAAGTAATTAAACCATATAACAATTATAGTTATAGAAATAACTATTCTCAGAATACACCCTTCCTGCCAAGCCAGAATAAAGATATTGAGTTCAAAGGTATTAAATTAAAATATCACGCATCCTGGGGGATGCACGAAGAATACAGGGGTTCCGATGGTAATGAATATACAAAACATAAGTTAACTGGTGAGATTAAAAAAAAAACTAAAAAATTAGCCTAATGCTTGCTAAACTTAGAAAAACCTTATAAAAAATAATAAACTATATGTGGTATGCCTGGTCGTAACAAACTACTAAAGCAATGCGAGAGTTACACCAGGGGTTCTAAGTTTACGGTGCGCTGCAGGTGTAAAGGCAATCTGATGAAAACTGGACACTATAGATGTAAGTTTCATGCGGGAATGTCTACTGGTCCTACTTCGATTACTGGACAACTAAACTCCTTAAAAAACTTACCACAATATAAAAACAAAACAGATGAGTATATTTTAAATGCAATTAGAAAAAACAGAAAATATTATAGAGAAGCTTGAAAACGGTAAAACTTTAACTGAAATATGTAAGGATAAGAACTATCCGTCATTGTCTGTGGTTTACCGTAAAATGCGTGATGACGATAAATTTCATAAAATGATAATGAAAGCGAGAGAGGTTGGAACTTTTACCATCCTTGACCAGATACACGAGATGTTGACTAAACCTCAAGACCCGAAATACTTTCAACAAACTAGAGAACTAGCGCACCATGCGAGATGGTTAGCAAGTAAGCTAGCAAGTGGAATATTTGGAGATAAAATTAAACAGGAGGTTAAGGCGGATAATAATATTACTATTTCTTGGGGAAGACCCCAGGAGCCAGAGAAGGCTCCCGAGGTAATTGAAGGTTAATTTAAGTTATTTTTGATTAAACAAGTGTTATAAGCTTTACTGCCTACAGCTGCTAAATATTTATTAGCTTTTTCTTCGTTTTCTTTTAACTTTTGAGATTGTTCTGGTGTAGGGTTTGAAACAAACTCTACTTTTACACCTTTCCAGGCATGGTTTTTAGCTTTAAGAAAACAAATCTTTTTTTGAGCTTCTTTTGGTAATTGTTGAACATCTACTGATCTAGTAAATTCAACGATTTCTTTATCGCTGGCATAAATAGAAAGACCTGTCCAAGAGATAAAATTTTTACCGTTTTTTTCTTCTGAAGTTAAAACACCAACTTGAGAATATGTTGAAGCTTTAGCTTTACACCATTCACCGTTCTTAGGGTTTTTAGTTGATGAAACTAATCTAGTACCTTTTTTATTAGTCTCTAGCCAAAATCTTTTGCTAGTCTTTTTAAATCCCCAAGGGTAGTTATCAACTTCAACAGAATTTTCGAAACTGTCTTTGTTGTATATATATTTCATTTGATTTTTCCTTTTGTTAGTTATAAAGTTCTTATAATTGTTGTTTGACGATATGTCAATCAATGATTGATAAAGTAATGTTACAAAATAAAACAAGGAAAAATATATGTCGCTTTATAGAAATATT